GCAACTCCTAAACTTGCAAATTCTGGTCAAGGTGGTGATGGTGGTTCATCTAATACCGATGGTGGTAGTGGACTATTCGCAGTCACTTATGAAGGACTTCCAAAAGCAACAGGTGGAACTATCACTCAAGCAGATGGATATACTACCCATGTATTTACAAGTTCTGCACAATTGGTTGTTAGTGGTAGAAGTAACAACTTACCTTAAAATTAAACAAATCAAAACTAAATTGTTAAATAACTAAATAATCGAAAAAACTATGAACTCAAAATCAGTACTTAACAAGATTATGACTCTTCTTTCGATGGAGGGAGAAGTCAAATTGGCATTTGCAGAACTTGCAGATGGTACAGTATTAGAGTCAGCCACTTTTGATGTTGGTGAGGAAGTATTCGTTGTTGGTGAAGATGGGTCTAAGACTCCTGCACCTGATGGAGAACACGAACTAAGATTAAGAGATACTGAAGGTGAAGAAACTCGTTTCAAAATCTTCGTTGAGGATGGCAAAATTACTGAAAGAGAAAACATCGAATTAGAAGAAGAGACTGAAGAAGTAGAGGCTTTGCCTGAAACTGAACTTTCTGATTCTGAGGAGATAAAAGAAGAAGCTGATGTTGATGTAATCAACTTGGAAGAGGTATCAAAGAAAGTAGAAGAAATGGCCTACAGAATTGATGAATTAGAAAAGAAGATTGCAGAAATGAAAGAACACGAGGAAGAAAAAGAAGACATGGAAGAAGTCATCGAAGAAAAAGAAGAAATCGAAATGTCATCTGTTCTAAATGGTGCTCCTAAATCAACTAAGCCGATTACAAACGCAAGAAGAACCGCATCCCCACAGGCTGCATTCTTGAAAAAACTTTATAATTAAATAAATTTAACTAAAAATGAGACAAAGACAAAACTTCGTATTACCTTCAGTTTCTCAGACTTATGCTGGTGAGGCATCAGGTAAATACATCGCGGCTGCACTTTTAAGTGCAAAAACTTTGGACCAAGAAGCAGTAACAATTATGCCTAATGTAAAGTACAAATCAATTGTACAAAAATTAGATGTAAGTGGGATTGTCCATGATGCTTCTTGTGACTTCACAAACTCTGGTTCTGTATCTCTTGGAGAAAGAGTACTTGAGCCTAAAGAACTTCAAGTAAACCTTGAATTATGTAAATCTGAATTCGTATCTTCATGGGAAGCATTACAATTAGGATACTCTGCATTTGATGAGATTCCTGCTTCGTTCAATGACTTCTTAGTATCTTACGTTGGTGGAAAAGTTGCTGAGGCAACTGAACAATCAATTTGGGCAGGTAACTCTGCAACAAATGGTGAGTTCGGTGGTTTCTTACCAATCATCTCTGCTTCTGCAGCAACAGGTGGTGCTGGTGATGCAATCCAATCTGCTGAAAGTGGTTCAATCACTACTTCAAACGTAATTGCTAAATTAGATGCGTTAGAAGATGCAATTCCTAACACAGTATATGGTAAGGAAGATTTAGTAATCTACATTCCTACGAATGTTGCTAAGGCTTACCAAAGAGCAATCGGTCAAAACTATGCAAATGGCTGGAACAACCAAGTAACTGTTGGAAACAAACCATTAGATTTCAATGGTATTCCATTAGTACATTGTCCAGGTATGACTGCTTCTTACATGGTTGCAGCTCAGAAGTCTAACCTATTCTTCGGAACTGGCTTACTTTCTGACTACAATGAAGTGAAGGTGCTAGACATGGCTGATTTAGATGGCTCACAAAATTATAGAGTCATTATGAGATATACTGGTGGTACTCAAACGGGTATCAATTCAGATATCGCAATCCACATCCCATCGTAAGTAAGGGAAGTGACTATATAAAGAAGATGGGAGGATTAACCTCCTCCCTCACTTCGGTTTTAAGTTCAATTAATAATAAATAAAATTAAATACTATGGCTACTTGTAATTTATCTGCTGGAAGAAACGAAGTATGTAAGGACAGTATTGGAGGTCTTCAGGCCGTTTACTTTCTAAACTACACTTCTGCATCTTTCGATAAAAACGCAGACTTGGAAGTTACTGGACTTCCTTCTGGGTCAACTGTATATAAGTACGAACTTAAAGGCACTTCTGCTTATACTGAAACTGTAAACTCATCAAGAGAAAACGGTACAACTTTCTTCTCGCAAGAAACTGTATTAAACTTGAAGAGATTGACTAACGAAATGACAACTCAACTTAAGCTTATGGCTTATGGTAGACCTCAAATCGTAGTCCACACTAAAAATGGTGAAGCACTTTTAGTTGGTGAACAAAACGGTGCAGATGTGACTGCCGGTACTATTCAAACTGGTGCTGGTTTAGGTGACTTATTTGGATATTCAGTAACTTTAACTGCAGAGGAAAAACTTCCTGCTGCCTTCTTATCTGGCTCAACTGAGGCAGACCCATTCGCTGCATTTACTGGTGATGGGTTACCAACTATTGTTGTTGGTTCTGGTAACTAATATCTATCATACATAAAAACTCGGTAAAAGGGTTCTCTTTGTGAGAACCCTTTTTTTTTACCCTAATTTTAAGTTTGTGGACATCTAATACTTATTGATGATAGGTTGTTATAATGTTATAGACAACTTAAATACAACTTAAATACATGCAAAGTTTTTATTCAGGTAGTAATAATGTTTTTACGATAAGAACATCACACACGGGAAGTAGTGATTTATCACTAAACTTAGAAGATATGTTAACATTACAAACATCTTCTATATCTCCGTTAGACTACACATGGAACTCAGAACAACAAATCTTACAATTCAGTGCATCATTTACTGCATCGGTTGGAGATGAGTTTAGAGCAACTATTACCGATTCTTGTAATACTATTTGGAGTGGAACAATTCAATGTTATGCTTCACAATCTATCAATAAATCTGAGTATGTAAATCAAAACACAACCGGCAGTTTTATCAGTAATCAAACTGCAAATGAATATATAATATTGACATAATGAAAGATAGTATTAAATTTATAAATCTTACAAGACAAGATATTCCTGATATTACCGAGGATGTAAAAACAAGATATCAATGGGTGCCAATCGGTATATTAGGTCAAGATGATTATTTCCCAATCATTACAGATGCATACACTACTTCTACAACTAATGCAGCATGTATTGAAGGTGTTGCAGACCTTATTTATGGAAAAGGACTTTATTCTAAAAATGAGGAGTTTGATAAAGAATTACAATCACTTGTTTCTCAAAGAGATGTTAAAAAAGTAACATTTGACCTAAAATTATATGGTAACGCTGCATTCCAAGTAATGTGGAATAGAGACCATACTAAAATTAAGAAACTATTTCATACGCCTGTACAAAATCTTCGTGCAGAGAAGATATATGATTCGGTAGCAGTACAAAACTATTACTATTGTCATGATTGGTTAGATGTAAAGGCACAAAGAGATAAAAGAAAAATACCTGCATTTGGAACATCACAAGAAGATGTAGAAATTCTTTATATTAAAGACTACACTCCTTCGAGGTTCTATTATTCCTTACCAGACTGGGTATCTGCATTACAATTCTCATTCTCAGAGGCAGAACTATCAAACCTTCATATCAATAATATTGAAAACGGATTCCTGCCATTAGTAATGGTAAATATGAACAATGGAGTTCCTGCACCTGAAGAAAGAGATACAATCGAGTCAATGATTGAAAGTAAATTTACAGGTACAAGGAATGCAGGTAGATTTATGGTGTCATTCAATGATGACCCTGCCGCAAAACCAACTATTGATACAATTACAACTGAAAACTTACATGACAAATATCAATATGTGGCAGAGTATGCACAAGATAGAATCTTAGTTGCACATAGAATTACATCACCACTTTTATTTGGTATTAGAACTGCAAACAATGGTTTCTCATCTCAGAGTGAAGAAATGAAAACTGCATATTCTATTTTACAAACAATGACTATCCAACCTTTCCAACAATTAATCATTGAGGAACTCTCTAATGCGTTTACTTGGGGTGGATATACATCAGATACCGAGTTATATTTTGAACAACTTACACCTCTTGCAATTCTTTCTACAACTGCAGAAGAAACTGATTCTACTATCGAAGAAGTTGAAGAAGAAATCAACGAACAAATGGAGAATCCTGAAGAAATGGAAGATACAAGTAGAGAAGTTGGTGACATTAACGAAATTACTAACGATACAATATTTGAATAATTATGGCATTTGGACTTTTTATTTCACGAAACGATATAATCAAAAATACACCTTTACAAGGTGCAATTGATGCAGATAAATTATTACCATTTATCAAAACTGCACAAACTAAGTATTTAGAAAACTTATTAGGTACAGTTTTATACAACAAACTACAAAATGACATTGAGTCTCAGACTGCCTTCACAGGTTATTACCAAACTCTTATGGAAGAGTATGTAAAACCTTGTGTAATTTGGTATGCGTGTGTTGAGTATATTCCTTTTAGTGGTACATCATTCAAATCAGAGGGTGCAGTAAAACATAAATCAGAACAATCTGAGGCAGTACCTAAAACTGAGATAGATTACTTAACTCAAAAGGCACAAGATAATGCAGAATGGTATGCAACAAGATTACAAGATTATCTAATTGCAAATTCAAGTAATATACCTGAGTTCTTAGAAACAACAGGTGATACTACTATGATTTATCCTGACCAATCTAATCAATATTTTAGTGGATTACAATTATAAGATTTATGGCAAGTGTAAAACAAAATCAGAATGTAAACTATGGACTTTACTATAATGTCTTAGATTACTTCAAAGCAATAATGGACAATCATCCTTCTTTGAACTATGTTTCACAAGGAGATGTGTTCTCAATTGACAATAGAGAGTTTCCTGCATACCCATTAGGTAATATTTTAATTACTCAATCGGTTTTAACTGAAAAAACTATTATTCATTCTTGTGAATTAACAATTGCTGATAAAGTAAAATTAAAATCTAATGAATCTAACCCCTCAACAAACGAACAAACTATTCCTTATTACGGCACTGATGATTTGGTTGATATTCTTGCTAACACATTAAGTATTTGTAACGATTTAACTACATACACTCAGTTCTCAGTAGATGCATTTGAAATACCAGGTAACGTAAGTGTAATTCCATTTAGAGATAAATTTGATAATGGTCTTGCAGGTCATGTATGTAAATTTGACTTAGTTGCATTTGGATTTAGAAATAGATGTACTTACGATTTATTATTAGATTCAGATTTAGATTTTAGTTGTTAATTAATGGAAGAATTAGTAGATTTAAGTTCATATAGACCACAATTAGCGGAGATTGCATCTAAGATAACCGAAGAAGCAGTCTTTCAGATTCAGTATGGATTTACAAATACTAAATCACCATTCATTACGGGTAATCTTAGAGATAGGGTAAAAGATTACAATACAGTAAATCAAATGTTAAGAGGGTTTGATTCTAAACCCGATTCCCTTTCATTAGAGTTTCTTGCAAATCCTAAAGGTGCAGAATATGGTTATTATATCGTAACCGGCACATCAACTTCTACAAATTATGGTAAAAGAGATTATGGAACTATTGCAATGAACGAATCAGAAGTAAAACAAAAGATTAGAAGTTTGCAAAAAGAAATATTTATGGATACGGGTGAATTTATGAATGAGAAATTTCAACAAACTTTTCTAAATAGTAAATTATTCAAAAAACAATAATGTTATGTTCAAATGTTACTGCTCGTATTGTTCCTCAAGAAGTTACTTGTGGAGAATAGATAATACCCTTTGGGTAGAGATTCCAAAGAATGCATCATCAGCAATAAAATCTGATAATAAAATGCATCAACTTGGTGAAAAAGAAATTCCTAATTATTCAGAAGCATTCTTTGTACTAAGAGACCCAATCGTTAGATTTAAGTCATTAGTATCCCATTATTTTGTGCATGGCTATCGTTCTGCGTTAGGTAGGAGGTGGTTAAATGGATTAGGTATAGAAGATATCAATGAAGATAATATCGTATCGCTAACACTCGAAAATTTTGACAAGTTAGAATCTATACAAGAACCTCATCATTGGAATTCTCAATCATCATTTATACCTAAATCAGTTTTTGATATTCCAAATCTAAAAGTGTATGATATTAATGAACCTAACCCATTCGTACATAGACACAGTAACAAATCTCGTTCAGAAGAAATAATTTTAACCGAAGAACAAATCCAAAGAGTAAAAGAACTCTATAAGGATGATGTAGAACTTTATAATCATCAAATACTTTTTAAGTAAAAGAGGTTAAATTAGAAAAGATTTATATATGGCAATTGAAATCTTACAAAATCCTGCAAGTTGTTCTTTGGCACAATCACCGATTGTTTGTGCTGTAAGTGAATCTGTAACGGGTAGTATTGCATCTTCATCTTTTCAATATATAGCAGAATTATATTATTGGACAGGTGGATTAAATGATAGTGGTTCTCTTGCAGACTTCACACTTGCAAAATATCCAAATGAATCGTTAAGTGGGATTTTTGACTTTAGTAAAATTATTAACTCTACACTACAAGACCCATTAGAAGAAAATGGTTCTAATGTAGTTTATTTCAAAGCAGATTTATATCATCAATTTATATCGGCATCTGCATTTTATACTTCATCTCATGTTGAGACAGATGTATTTCGTGCAATAGATGGATATGCTTTGTATCAAGAACCAATCTCACAATCAATAGAAGATAAATCGGTACATTGGCCAATTATGTCTGATGGTCCTACAACTCAATCATCATTCCCTACAAACTTAGGTAGAATGGGAGTATGGGTTGGTGCTGGTGGTGGTACTGTACCTGATAAGATTGTTTATTTAGGTTCTAATGGACAAACTGAAACCCATACCTTAACTTCAACTGCATTAACATCAGGTCAGATAGATGATTTCCCAATAGGAATCAATGAGAGTGATTTTCTCATTAGTTCATCAGTAGATTGGTATGTTGTACAGGCTTCATCAGGAAGTACGCTATTAGGTTCTCCTATTAAGTTTGAGGTAGAGTGTGAAAAGAAATACCCTAACATCAGAATCAAATGGAAGAATAGATTTGGACAATTTGATTTCTTAAATTTCAATTTGGTAAGTAGAGAAGGATTTAGTACTGATATTAAAACATTTCAAAGACAAATCGGTTCTTGGTCATCACCTACTTTATCATATAATAATTATGACTCTGCAACTCAGAATTATTCTACTGATTCTAAACAAACAATTTCGGTAAATTCTGATTACCTACCTGAATCTTATAATGAGATACTAAAACAATTATTGGTAAGTGATGAAATTTATTGGATATATAATGAATCAAATGGAGATTTAAGACCAATTACAATAAAAACAAATTCTATTCAATTTAAGACTAATGTAGTAGATAAATTGATTCAATACTCATTTGACTTCGAGTACGGACAAGCATATAAATTAATTTTATAAAATATGGGTGTAAGAACGGCACAAGGTTTTAATTTTAAGTTAGTTGCTAATGGTGTCCAATTAGATTTATTTCAAGATGAAACAATCACAATTTCGGACAACATTACAGGACTATTTGATGTAGGTACATTACCTACTGACTTTTCTCGTAATATAACTCTACCAGGTTCTAAGAAGAACAATGAGTTCTTTGAACAATATTACGATATCTCAGTAGAAAACCCATTCCTATTCTCAACATCTAATAAAGTAGATGCATATTTTGATTTTGATGGACTATACCTTGCATCAGGTTATCTGCAATTAAATCGTGTCAATGTTGTTGCAAACAAATATGTTGATTCATACGAGGTAACTATCTTTGGTTCACTTGCCTCATTTGCAAGAGAAATCAATAGGTCATTTCTAACCGATATTACAACCCTTGATTCTCTAAACCATAGTGCATCTTTTCAAAATATAACGGGTTCATGGACTGGTGGACTTTTTGATGGTGATATTGTTTACCCCTTAATTGATTATGGACAAGACATTGCGTACTCTTCTGCAATAGTAGGAACAAGACCAGGTATTGATGAAGCAGATGGTTCACTTTCAGTACAAGATTTCAAACCTGCAATTAGAGTTAAGAAAGTATGGGATGCAATATTTGAACAGTTTGGATTTACTTATCAATCAGATTTCTTGACCTCATCGCTATTCGACAATTTATATATGTCTTTACACAATGGTGGTAAACATCCTGAGTTTGATGGTATTGATTTAGAAACTTATGGTAAGGTAAAGATTGCACCGATTAGTGGTTCTGATGCAGACTCTCAAGTTCTTGTAAATGGAGATTGGACAAAATTAGGTCCTTGGGAAAACAACGAGTATGACCCACAAGGATTTATCGGAGATGGTATGTCTTATGTAATGAACGATAGACAATCACCATTAAGAGGTAAGATAAACTTAAAATTCAAATCATCAGGTTCTCTTGGTGTACCACAATTTCAGTTTGGTTTATTTGAAACAGGTTCAGTAAATAGTGGTTCACAAGCAGACTTAAATGCATCATCTGGTTCTTATTGGCAAGAATCTATTATACCATGGAATGATTATCTAAGACAAGAATGGTCAGTAACAAATGGACAAGGAGATGTAGAATATGAATTAGAATGGTATTGGAGTACTGCAGGTTCAATTCCTGCAAATAGAGCAGTATATCCAATGATTAGATACGATGACTTTGGTGGTTCTAATTTTACAGTAACTCTTTCACCTGATGGTGATGAAACATCTTATTTTGAAGTTACAAGTCAAGTAATTGCAGCAGATTTTAGAGTAATGGATATTGCAGACCAAATGCCGGTTGGTGAAAGTGGAATCAAAATGATTGATTTTATTCAGGCAGTACAAAAGAAATTTAACCTAATCATATACCCATCTAAAACTAAACCAAAAGAGTTCATTGTAGAAACCTTTAATAATTGGTATAAACAAGGAGAAGTCAAAGACTTTAACAAATATATTAATTTAGATGAGAAGTTAGAAGTAGTACCTGCAAATAACTTAGCAGTAAACAAATTAAAGTTTGGACATAGTGCAGATAATGATTTACTTTCACAAAACTTTAAGAAAGAAGCAAATAGACCTTATGGTGAATCATTCTTTATAGATACTCAAAACTTCTTCTCACAAGGAGAGTTTAAGGTAGAACCTGCAGATGCAGCATCACCCCTTAGATATGTACAAGGAACTGGTTTAAGTGGTTCGGTAACTCTACCTACACTTTATCCATTAGTTTATCAAAGAACAACATCTACATATCCATATAATTTGTGTGATTTAGCACCAAGGTTTGGATTTACTGATAACCCATTAGCAGAAATTGATGAAGGTTATTATGTATATACAGATTCAACAGGTACACCTCTAACAGGAAATTATACATATGTAGCAAATCCATCATCGGGTGATATCTATAATATAAACTCATCAACTGGATTAGTTGGTGCGTACGAAACAAATTGTTCAGATGGTGAACCAACAAATTAATTATGGCAGCAGATAAAATATACATACCAACATTTATTGCAGACAACGAATTCAATCCTTCGAATGTTCTTCCTCGTTTCTTTTTCTACAATGGATTAAAGGAATGTCAACCATACAGAGTATGGTATGCACAGAGTCCGAGTTTATTTGGTTTGTTTGTAACATCCTCTCAATCGTTTCCATACTTTGACCATTACGATACAGGTTCTTCATCAGATGGTAATCCAACAACTGATTCTAACTCTCTTTTATTCTTTAATGAAACGCCTGCATATGGTAGTACGCCAGGTAATACCCTTTTCTCAGAGTATTGGCAAACTTATATTGAGTTATTGTATGACCCAATGACAAGGTTAATTAATTGTGCAGCAAATATACCACTTGCAGATTACTTTAAGATGGAGTTAAATGATATAGTAGAGTTTAGAGGAAACTATTATCATCTTCGTGCAATAAATGATTACAATTTGGTAACGGGTGAATGTAGATTACAATTATTAGGGCCAGTTATTCAAGATACTCTTGATGAATACTTTGCCTCTAAGGTATAAAATAAATAATATTTGTTAAATGATTACAAAGGTAATTGATATATTAAAAAACGATAAGTTTTATGGAGTGTCCAAAAGAGTAGACATTGCAAAGGGTAAATACAAAATCCCTTACAAATGGAAATCTTTGTGGAATCTTTTAAGAAGACTATAATATGGCTGAGAATCAAGAAACATATAAAACCACCATTGAGGTAGAGGCAAAAGGTGTACAAGACCTTGATGTACTTAATGCAACGGTTAATACATCGATTGGTGAATTTGAAACATTAAATCAGGCAATTGGTGAAACTGAAGATGCATTAGGTAAATTAGACCCTGTAAAAGATGCAGAAAAGATTAAGGTACTTCGTAAAGAAATCGTAGAATTAAGAGATAGACAAGAGGATGTAGAAATCCAATCTCGTAGATTTACTGCTGCACTTGCAGAACAACCTGGTATTGTTGGTCTTGTTGGTGGTTCATTAGAAGGACTAAGAGGTACAATTAAAGTATTTGCCGCAAATCCACTTATTGCAGTAATTACTGCTATAGCAGGTGGATTACTTGCATTGTATGAATCCCTTACAAGAACTGAGAAAGGGATGGAGGCGATAGAGAAGATAGGTCAAGCGGTATCTAAAATATTCAATGGTTTATTTGCAGTAATCGAACCTATTGCATTACAACTTGCAGATTTGGTAGTTGGTTTCTTAGAGAACGAAAAAGTAATGAATGGTTTATCAAAAACCGTTGGAGTTCTCACAGGTGTATTCACTACATTATTCGGTACTCTAAAGTCAGTAGCAGGATTTATCATTGATACATTAGTAACTAACTTCAAAACACTTATTGGAGTAGCTAAGGGTGCTGGCGATGTCATAGCCGGTGTATTTACATTTGATTGGGATAGAATCAAAGAAGGTGCCAATGCAGCATTTGATGCAGTAAAAGAAGGGTTGAGTGGAACGGTTGATAATGTAAAAGAATTAGGTAAGGGTGTTGTAGATGCTGCAGTAGATGGATTCAAAGCAGGTGAAGAATCTTTCAAAGAAGGATTTAATAGACTAACTGAAACTCAGAAAGAAGAAGCAGATAAGGCTGCAGAAGAAAGAAAGGCGGCCGAAGAAGAGGCTGCAAAGGTACAAGCAGAGGCATATCTTGCATTACTTGATGCTAGAAATCAAGAACTTTATACAAGAGAACAAAAATATCAAGAAGATTTAGAGAAGTTAAAGGCAGCAGGAATTACTGACTTTACTAATTTAGAAGAAGTATATCGTAGAGATGTTGCTGATATCAATAAGAAGTATGATGATGAGGCTCTTGCAAAACAAAAAGAACAACAAGATAAGTTAAAAGAACAAAGACAAGCATTTATTGATGACCAATTATTTCAATTGGATAATGAGTTTATCTTATTAGACCAAAAGTATGGTCAACAAATTGCAATGATTAATGAAAGAGAAAGATTAGGTCTTATCTCTCAAGAAGAGGCATCACAAGAAAGATTAAGATTACAAGAAGAAAGATATAACGAACAAATCAGAATCATTGATGAACAAACTCAATTACTTCTACAAAATGAAGAACTAACCGAGGCAGAAAGAACTCGTATTATGTTAGAAGGACAGGCTGCGAGAGGTGAGATTGAGATGTTGAAAAAAGAAGATGAGTTACTTTCTTTAGAATCTGAATATGCACAAATTGGTTTAGACTACGATAGAAGAAGAGAGTTAATAAATCAAAAAGAGGCATTATTATTAGAAGATACTTCACTAACTGAAGAACAAAGAACTGCAATCAAGAGGGCCGCAGTAGAAGAAAGAAAGGCCCTTGACATGGAGGAGTTAGAGTATAAGGCAGAGGTTCAGAATGCACAATACGATTTACTACAACAATTCGGTGGATTCTTAAATCAGATTGCAGGTGAAAACAAGAAACTACAAATCGCTGCAGTGATTGCAGAACAAGTTGCAGCAATTGGTAGGATTATTACCAACACTGCAATTGCAAACGCTAAGGCAGTGGCTGCATCACCTCTAACATTCGGACAACCTTGGGTTGCAATTAATACGGCATCGGCTGCAATCGGTATTGCGTCATCTATTGCTGCAGGTGTTAAGGCAGTTAGAGATATTAAAAATTCTGACAAGGGTGAGAACGCACCAAGTGGTGGAGGACAAAGACCACCAAGACCTGCATCACCAGGTGTTAGTGGAGCATCAATACCTGAAACAGTTGCAACGGGTGGAGAAGTAAATACAGGCGCACAACTTGCACAAACTATTGCAGGTGCACAACAAAGAGATAGTGAAAGACCGATTAAGGCATATGTAGTTAGTTCTGATGTATCCTCACAACAAGCATTGGATAGAAGGACTAATTCTGCAGCAACATTCGGATAAAATAAAATTAAATTGTTAAAAGTAATATGAAACTATTTGAATTAATCATAGGAGATAACCAAGAAGATATCGATGAGGTATTTAAGATTTCTTTAGTAGAAACACCTGCTATTGAATCTAACTTTGTATTCTTTGCAAAAGAAGAAATGCAATTTGCCAGAGTTGATGATGAAAAGAGAATGGTAATGGGCCCTATCTTAATACCTGATAAAAAAATATTAAGAGTAGATGGTGGTGGTCAACCTTATGAAGTGTTTTTTAGTAAAGAAACTGTAAAACAACTTGCACAAAATTATCTAAAACAAAAATATACTGACCAAGCAAATATAGAACATGAAAGAGATGTTGATGGAGTAACACTTGTAGAATCTTGGGTAGTTGAATCAGCAGAAAAAGATAAATCAAAATTATATGGTTTAACTGTACCTGTTGGAACTTGGATGGGTTCTTTCTATATTGAGAATGATGAGGTTTGGGATGAATATGTTAAGACTGGTAGAGTAAAAGGATTCAGTATAGAAGGCCTATTCACACACTTAGATAAAACAGAACAAGACTTCGGAGATTGGGCAGATTTATTTACAAAAGATATATCTGAGTTATCTGAAGAAGAATCAGAATTAGTACTTTCTAAAATCAAAGCCATAATTAAAAAAGATGGTAGATTAAAAAGTGGTAAAAGAATTGAGATGGAATCGTACACGGATTATCCTGATAGTGTCTCCAATAATGCAAAGAAAGGTATCGAGCTGAATGAGAGACAAGGTAATAAGTGTGCAACCCAAACGGGTAAAGTTAGAGCTCAACAATTGGCAAACAAAGAACCAATCTCACTCGAAACGATTAAGAGGATGTATTCTTATCTTAGTAGAGCAGAGGAGTACTATGACCCCAACAAAACTACCGAATGTGGAACTATCTCATATTTCTTATGGGGTGGTAAATCTGCATTAGGATGGTCAAGAAATAAATTAAGAGAATTAGGTCAACTACAAGAAAACGAAGTACAACCTACAATAGATTCTACATATCCTGGTGAACCTGCATCAGGTTCTATCATTGCACCTGAATTATTAGAAGATGGAGAAATGGAAGTGTATGGATATGAAACACAACACTTTTATCTTTGTCCTGGTGCATTAGGAACTTTCAAACACTTAACTCAAGAAATGGATATTCAAGATGATGACTTGAAAGATATGATTCGTGCTGCAGCAGTAATTGCAGATGGTGTGTTTAAGATTGAAGAAGAAGTTCTAATGAACGATTTTGCAAATGAAAAGGATTTAAGAAGAGCAGAAACTCTTGTAGATATGTTTAAGGATGTTTTCAAGACTGTAAATGAAAGAACTGATATGGACCATGATGTAAGTTATATGGATGGTCATATCGAAGTAATTAAATCGTACCTATGATATTTGGAGTAACATCAGCAACAAGAAGATTAGAGAAATTTGCAGAACCTGCAGTATTCTTAACTCGTGCACAAATGACATCTCTTATTAAAACTACTCCTATGGAGTTTATGAGGGTTTGGACTACAAAGTTAAATGGTCAAGGTATGAGAAGAATGATGAGGACAGGTCCATTTCCTGGCGGCCCTAAAGGTCCTGTATATGATTACGAGGCAAGAGGATATTGGGTGATGTATGACCAAAATAAAAGAGATTGGAGAACAATTGTTCTTAACAATGTAACAAAAGTAAAATTAGGAAATCAAGTATATAAAGTTAGATAATTATGCCGATACCAAATCCAAAATCAGGAGAGTCACAAGACCAATTTGTTAGTAGATGTGTATCACAAATCTATGATGAGTATGGTGAAGACCAATCGGTTGCAATTTGTATAAATCAATATAATCAAAATATGAGTATGACAACACAACAAAAAGTAAATAAGAAAATTTCAAGATTAGGTCAATTAAGAGGAATTAATCTAAATCCAGATGGTTCGTATGACTTAAAGGCTCCATGTTGGGATGGATACGAACAATATGGTACAAAAATAGTTGATGGTAGAGAAGTACCTAACTGTATACCTGAACAATAATGGAAGCAAAAGATTCTTTAGCAAATTTAACTTCATTTGGTGCACTTGCATCAGTATGGGCAAATGTAGAAAGTATATTGACTATTGTTCTACTCGTAACTGCTATTGCTCTAAACATTCTTAGATTTAGAGAAACTGTAAGAAAAAGAAAAGAGGACAAATAGTCCTCTTCTCATGAGAAAATTAAATAAAGAATAAAGTTGTAAACTAACAACTCTACTAAGATACGAATAATTTTTTAATTATCCAAATTTTTATAGAATTTTTTTGAAGTGAATATTTACTTCTGCACCAACTACATCGTTTGGTCTTTCTGAAAGAATAGTAAATCCATGTGAGAGTAGATAGGTTCTAATGTGTTCTATTCTATTATTTACTCCTTTATACAAATCAACTGCTGCACTTGCCTCTACAACACCTTCCTTAACAAATTGTATTTTGTCCTTTAGTGATAAGAGAACATTAAAATCTGCACCTTGTGCATCGATGTGAAGGTAATCAATAAACACAATATCATATAAATTACAAAAATCGTAAAGTGTAATTGTAGGAACTACATAAGAATGTGTTTTCTTAAAGTCAGGTCTACCTTTCCACTTCTCATGTATGTCATCAGAGAACTCATATAGACTGCTACAACCCCAATCGGACTGTGCTGCTACATTAAAAGTCTTAAACCCATTCTCTATATCAACTGCAAATGGTAGGGGTCTTATATTGGGATTTTGAACACTTAGGGGATATAGATGTTGTGCAAGTAATTCTTTAGTTGGTTCGAATGCATAAACAATAGAACCATCTTCTGCTAATATTTTTGTATCTCTGCCAGTATTTGCACCAACCTCTATTTTTGTTTTCCTTATCATTCAAATATATCTCTTACATTTTTTACTATTTGTTTATATTGACCACTTTCGTATCTTGTAAAACATTTATACCAACTATCAGGTGGTTCACCATAACAAAATGCATGTAAACCACAATCTAATTTTCGATAATCAGTTGATTTTGTTTCTATCACTTCAACCTTATCTCCTAATATTTTTGTAAAAGTTTTACCAATTCTAATCTTGCAAAACGGTTCCCATTTTTCAAAAGAATGTAAACCAGTTGACCAATTTAAGTCAATCAACAATCTATTTTCAAATCCCATCTTTACACCATGATGTAAAATATATTTTAAGGTTTCTTCATCTTTTAATTCACCAGTTAAAATTATATCGATGTCACGGGGTATACCTTTATAATGACCATATTGTTTTTCTGCAAAAGAACCCATTAACCATATATCATAATCTTCAAGACCTTTAATATTCTTAAAATCTAACCACCATTTTGAGAATGCCTCAAATGTAGGTCTACGATATGGAGTATTTGTGATAACATCTCCCCATTGTACTTGAAAAAAAGGTGGTTTCTTTAACCTCATATATATAAATATTTTTATTACTCAAATGAAAAAGGCCCTCGGATGAGAGCCTCTTTCTGAACAAATTAATTTTAAGTAATACTTAAAAAAACAACGAAGTGAGATTTTTGATAAACGAATAATATAGGAATAATTACAGACATAGGTCAAGTAATACTCACTTCATATATAAGTATATATTTTCCACAAATTGAAAAAAAATTTTTGAAATTTTTTACGTTTTTTGCAATCTGTTATATTTATATACGATAAACAAGATTAAACGAATAAACTCATAAAAAATAAAATCAAACGAACTCATCGCTTATTAGTTGCGTAATCAATATCAAGGGGCCGTGGGTTGTTGAAATCTGAGGACAAGTTAGTTTAATACCTAACCACTTTAATTTGGAGTGCTGTCAGACCAAACTCAATTCAACCGTCATTATGGGAAACGATACCCATAACCATAAAAAAGATTCTGAAGGGCATAAACACCCTAATGGATTTATTGTATCAAATTGATACTGAATAATTTGGATATATGAAATTTATTTCGTATATTTGTAAAAATAAAACAATAAAATGGAAAAACTAAATTTACAAAATCTAATCTTATTAAGAACTTGTCTTACAACAAGTATGTTAGAATTAGATGAACAAGGTAAAGATGTATCTCATTACTTAAAAGTAGCAGATATATTAGATTCAGAAATTGATAAAAAGAAAAAAGAAATAGAACTTGATTGGGATGCAGAGAGGGCATGGAAAGAATCAACTTACTATGAAAAATACAAAGATAACGAGTATGTCAGAGAAGGTTGGATTCAGAATTGGATAAAAGTAAATGCAGAACAAGAAATACTAAATACATTTATTGAAAATGAGGAAAAATAATATTTATAGTCAGATACAAAATTTCTGCCAAAATTTTGTTTTTCCTAAACTGAAAAGGGATTCCATACCAATCCCTTTTCTTTTATCTTAACTTCATTTATGATAAAAATAATTCAAGTATGTGTGTAGGAGATTGGTTAGAAAGAATAATTCATTACTCTACAATAGGGTTTGGAAAACGAATTGCAACTAAAGTAGCAAACTTCTTTGGGTTTGAAGACTGTGGTTGTTCAGAGAGGCAGAGAAAAATCAACGAGTTCTTTAATTGTAAAAAAGGTATTAGATTATGAATTATTCCCCTCTCAGTCAAGAAGAGTTTGAAGAATTAGAAAAAAGATTAAATAATATTAAGGCTTTCCTACCAGAAGGTGAGATGAGTTATATTTGGCAGACTTATAATAAGATTAGAAATGCTAATGAAACTCAACCATGCTCATGTAGGTCATCAGCAGGTCTATGGACTCGTGCAGTTGATGGTCTAAGAGATTTTGTGAAGGAAAGAAAAAGTGAGTAGTGAAACTAAAAAAAGATTGGATATACTATACCGAAAACATCATCAATGGTTGTTTTCAGTTGCATTTAAGTTGTCAAGAGATGAAACAATCTCTAATGATTTAATTCAAGAATTGTATGTCTACCTTGCAGAAAGAAATGATGAATCTATCTATTATGAAGATTCATTTAATTTACAATATTGTAGGGCATTTATTGTATCAAGGTTTTACAATCTCAAAAAAGTTAATAAAAGGTGGTTACCACTTTTTGATGGACATGATGAAGAAGATAAACCATACGATACTGAGTTTGACCAAAAGTTGGAAGAATCATACAAACAAGTTATCGATGAATTATCTTTAATGAAGAAAAAGAAAGGTTGGTCATCAGCAATGTTATTTGAGATGTATTGGTTTTCAAATAAAACATTTGCAGAGATGTCAAAAGATTTGAACATTAGTAAGAGTACAAGTTTCTTGAATGTTCGTAAAGTTAAAAACATATTGAAAGAAAAAATAGATAATCCGTTTAAGAAAAATGAAGATGACAGATAAGGAATTACAAAAAATAAAAAGGCAGAATAGTAAAAAATTAGAGTATCTACTAACACATCCAAAAGCAGTAGATATTGCAGCAAAGAAAATGTATAAATCACCAGAGTGTATATATGCAGGAGAAAGACACCCAAAAAATAAATCAAAATGGAGAGTAAACTAAAAGAAAACTTTAGAACCCTTATGAAGAAGGGTAAAGATGGTGTATGGAAATACATCGAAGAAGCAGAACAATTAGGATTGGGTATTGATAGTCCTAATGAGTATGATGGTCATGTTGCAGACATCTTGAAAAAAGTAAGAGATGAAAAACGATTTGACTTTGAACAATATAAAGAAGTTCGTAGATTTATCATCGAACATCAGAGATTGAACTTAAATAAACCACAAGAAGATAATGATTTTATAATCTTGTAAAATTAAAATTATGGAAAACAAAGAAATATGGCAAGAAGTGGAATATCCACATTATATGATAAAAGACCAAGTGTTAACTGCATTTGTATCTAATCATGGTAGAGTTAGAATACCTCAACGAGTTGTAAAATCTAAAGGTAATTCTACAAGAATACAAAAAGAAAGAATGGCAAAATTAAATGTTGCACCAAATGGGTATGTTAGATGTTGTGCAGGTTTAGTACATAGATTAGTTGCACGTGCATTTTTAGAAAAACCAGAAGGTTGGGAAGACACAAAAAAATGGACAGTAAATCATATAGACCACGATAAAACAAATAACCATTGGACTAACTTAGAATGGACTACTCATAAAGATAATTGTGAAAAGTATTTTAATTCAGATAAAGCAATAGGTGAAAGAAATAAACCATTAGAAGTATGGACAGTAAATGAAGAGTGGGTAGGTGTGTATCCATCAATCACACACGCAGCAAAAGATTTAGGACTTTATAAATCTGCAATTGCAATGATATTAAGAGGGAGAAATAAAACAACTGGCGGATATAAAGTAAAACTCATTACACCAGAAGAATATCATGCCAAGAAACAATCAATATAAAGTTACAAAAGAAGACCTTTTAGAAATTAAAAAACAAAATAAGGAAAAATTAGACCAAATCCTTGCAGAAGGACCTAATTACATAAAAACTCTTGGTCAAAAATATTATGGTGATAGATGGCATACCATTTTAGAAAAAGGACATTATGAAAAAGTAAAACATAATAGAAAGGTACAAAGAGAAGGAAGTAGTTATGTACCTTACTTACACAGACCAATAATACAAATGGATTTAGAAGGAAACTTTATTAAAAAATGGAACAATGCATTAGAATGGGCAGAGGCAGAAGGAATGACTAAAAGTGCAGCAGGTCATGTTTCTAAATCTGCAACAGGTTTAGTGATGTCACAAAAAGAATCTGCGTATGGATACAAATGGAAGTTCGATTATAATTTAGAAGATTAATGTTAAAATAACATAAAACAACTTATATATGCCGTTTCAAAAAGGAAATAAATTCGGAAAAGGAAGACCAAAGGGAGCATTGAATCGTTCTACTGAACAAATGAAATTAACTATTGCACGTGCAGTAAATGAACAATTGTCAGAATTAAAGAAAGATTTAGATAAGATTAGAGAAGAAGACCCTGCAAGAGCACTAGCAATATCTATTAAGTTAATGGAATATACTATTCCTAAATTAAAAGCAATGGATGTAAAGTTAGATGCCGAAGTGAAACAACAAATAGAAAAAATAACAGTTGAAATAAAACATAACAAAGATGGCAAAGAGAAAGACTAAAACAATAGTAGAAGAAATACAAAAACCTATCGCAGTAGTAATAGGACACAAAGTAAAAGATATGCAGTATATGATTGATAGATACACCGAGAGTGGTTGTGATGTACTCGTATCTACTTGGCCAAGATATCAAAACGAGTTTCCAACAATAGGTGTAGGTAAAGGATTCATTCAGAAAACACCTGAGAAACAAGGACAAGATTGTTTGAACTTAGTACTTACTGCATTAAAATTAATATTCTACGCAGTACCTAAAGACCAAAAGATTAGGTCAATTGGTAATTGTCATACACATCCTATCACATGGGATTATGATTTAACTTGTGAAGAATGGGAGAAATTATTTGATATTGACCCTAACACAAAGGATTATGTAAATGACATCGTAGTAAGAAGATACAAAGAATTATATGGAACTGAAGATTCAGACATCTAAGACATTTCTTGATTTATTAAATAATGATAGAATAGCAATACTACAAGGTGGTACTCGTAGTGGTAAATCTTATTCTGCTATTCAGTATTTAATAACTAAAGCATTAGAGAACTCGGACTTGAGTATCTCTATTGTTAGAAAGTCTTTTCCCTCACTTAGAATCTCTGCATTAAGAGATTTCAAATCTATTCTAAAACAATGGGAGTTGTGGGATGAGGATTCATGGTATGCAAGTGAAAACTCTTACACATTTGACAATGGTTCAACAATTGAGTTCTTATCAGTACAAGATTCGGAAAGAAGAAAAGGTACAAAAAGAAATATGTTGTTTATTGATGAAGCAAATGAATTAAATTACGAAGATTACTTTCAGTTGTCTATTCGTACAACTGATAAGATTATTCTTGCATATAACCCATCATTCCCAACAAACCATTGGATATTCCAACAAGTTCTTACACATCCTGAAGCAACAAGATACATTACTACTTATCGTGACAATCCATTTCTTGATGACACGCTAGTAACTGAAATAGAAAGATTAGCAGAAACATCTCCATCGTATTGGAAGATATATGGTCTTGGATTAGAAGGTGTGGTAGAAGGTCTTATTTTTGATAATGTAGAAGTAATAGATATTATACCTGATACTGCAGAACTAATGGGATATGGCATTGACTTTGGATATTCGAATGACCCAACTGCATTGGTTGCACTTTGGAAAACTGAAGATGGTATTTTATTCGATGAGGTATGTTATATGAAGAACTTACTATCTAATCAGATTTCTAACTTTATTCGTGCAGCATATAATCAATGGGGAAGAAAAGAAGTTATCGCAGATAGTGCAGACCCAAGACTAATCGAGGAAATTTTTAGAAATGGAATTAATATCAAACCTGCAGTCAAAGGACCTGATTCAATCCTTGCAGGAATTGATACTATGAAACAATACAAGATATACTTGACAAAAAAATCGGAGAATATGATTGATGAGTTTTATTCTTATACATTTAAGAAAAATAAAAACGAAGAATTTATGAATGAACCGATTGATACAAACAATCACGCAATCGATGCATGTAGATATGTGTCTATGTTTAAGTTATCAAATAAAAGAAAGAACTACGGTTCTTACACAATCTCAATCAGATGATATTAGACTTAAATAAGTTACACGAAAAATACGATATGTACATCAGAGGTGTCTTACACATTGGTGCACATTATGGAGAAGAAAATTGGGTATACGATTCTTTGGATATACAACATAGAGTATTTGTAGAACCTATACAATCAAACTTTGGTAGATTATTAGAAAAAACTAAAGGAAATCCTAATATAAAATATTTTAATACTGCATTAGGAAATTTCGTTGGTCATGCAGAAATGTGGACTTCATCAAACGAGAACACATCTGCATCAGTACTCAAACCAAAGAATCATTTACATTTACACTCTCATGTTAAGTTTGGTGAAAAGGTAGAAGTAGAAATGGACAAGTTAGATAATCTACCAATCAACAAAGGTCTATATAATATGATTAACATAGATGTGCAAGGATACGAATTAGAAGTGTTTAAGGGAGGAACTGAAACTCTTGAGGGTATTGACTACATAATGTCAGAAATCAATAGAGATGAGGTTTATGAGGGTTGTGCACATATAGAAGAATTAAAAGAATTTCTTTCACCTTATGGATTCAAATTAGTAGAAGAAGATTGGGCAGGTAGACAATGGGGTGATGGATTTTTTATAAAACAATAAACAAATGGCAAAAATATTAGGAGATACTGATAGAGAGGGATATACACAAATGAAACCCTCAGATTTAACTGAAGAACAAATCATGCAGTTAGCACAATGGGCAAATATTCTTAATGAAGAAAATAAAAACCTTAAAGGATATATTACTCAATTACAAGCACAATTACAAAGTGCAAGACAAGGTAGGGCATTAGCAGAACACAAACTAAATACTACTATATTAGAACCTATATCAAATTATAAATGGGAAGATGGCAAAAAAGATTGATTTAGAAATTAAAGTTCCAAAAAATTGGAAAGGTGTTACACTTAGAAAATATCTTGAGTTAATTAGAGATATGGAAGTGTACAAAGATACACCTGAGGCAATAGATGCAGCCTTATTTCATCACTTAGGTGGTGTTGACCCAAAGTATGTATCTAAGTTAGATATATCCATATATACAGATATACGAGATAAGTATTACGAATTGATGAAGATACAAGACATGGATTTGACTCGTAGATTTTATCACAAAGGAATTCAGTATGGTTTCGAACCTAACTTATCTGAGATGGCATATGGTGCGTATGTGGATTTACAAAAGTATGAAGAAGTAAAGATTGATGAGAATTGGTCAGAGATTATGTCTATACTATATAGACCTGTAACTAATACTATTGGAGAACTATATGAAATCGAACCATATAGTGCAAAGATTGATAAGGAGTTATTCTTAGATGTAGATATGGAGATTCACTTCGGTACATTGTTTTTTTTTCTTCATACCTTAACGGACTTACTGAAAGATACCCAGAACTCTTTGAAGCAGACACTCCTGAAGCAGGTGCACAAGTACAATACAACTTTAATAAAAAATGGAGTGCATACTCCGCAATTTATCAATTATCTAAAGGGAACATCCTTACCTTTGATGAAGTCTTGAGATTGCCATTAGAAAAATGTTTATTATTCTTGGCATTTGAAAGTGATAAAGGAAAAATGGAAAATATGGTGCATAAGGAGATGATGAAGAAATTCCAAAGGTAGTTGTCATACAATTTACCTATTCTTTGTTAAATATAAAAAATACTATGAGATTAAAGACCATTACATTACCAAAACCAAAGGTAGAACCAACAAAGTCTTACAGTTCTCCTAAAAAAAGTAGAAGAGGGTGTTTATGTCCAAAAGGAAATAAATATTCAGTTAAGTGTTGTAATGGTGATATGCAGGCTCAAGGAATTGGACTAATCTATAAAAAGGAAAAGTAATGGGTAGACTAAGACCAGATAAATGGAGTGGAGTATATCTTGGAGAGACAAGAGGTAGAGCAATTCCAAGAAGAGGTAAACGAGGATGTTTATGTCCTGATGAGAATAGATACTCTCGTTCATGTTGTAAAGGTGCATTGATTGGACAAGGAATTGGTCAAACCGAAGTACCTGGTGGACAAAGAAGAGGTGCATTCTCAAGTGGATTCTCAAATGGATTTGATATATAAAAAGATTTAACTAAATGGCACAACAAAGTAAACAACAATTAGAAAATACTAATCAGAGTAATTTCCCTAATAATAACACCAATTTTATTACGCCTGATAAGTTAAGAACTTTCAATACCGATATGATTGATTCATTGGTAGATGAAAACTCTTACAATATCGATTCAGGTTCATGGAATGCTACTGATGTATCCTTACAAGGACAAATTAATGCACTCGTAGTAAGTGGAAGTGGTGTATCCATTGAAGATGAGGGTGTAAACCAAGGAGTTGCAACAACTCTTAACTTTAGTGGTAGTGGTGTTACTGCAACAATCGATAATGGTACAGCAAATGTTGTAATTCCAACTATTGCAGGTCCTGCCGGTACAAGTGGAACAAGTGGTACTGCTGGTACTGCCGGTTCATCGGGTATAGATGGTACTAATGGTACTGCAGGAACCTCTGGTGTTGATGGAGCCGATGGTTCTTCTGGCACGAGTGGTACAAGTGGTAGTAGTGGAGTTGATGGAACTAGCGGTAGTAGTGGAACAAGTGGACAAGATGGAACAAGTGGAAGTTCTGGTAGTTCAGGCTCAAGTGGAGTAGATGGTACATCAGGCTCAAGTGGTTCATCGGGTTCAAGTGGTTCAAGTGGTATTGATGGAACGAGTGGTGTTGACGGAACGAGTGGCTCTTCTGGTTCAAGTGGAACATCAGGAGTTGATGGTACAAGTGGAAGTAGTGGTTCGAGTGGAACAAGTGGAGTAGATGGACAAGATGGTTCATCAGGCACTTCGGGCACATCTGGTTCTTCTGGTGTTGATGGTGCTGATGGTAGTAGTGGTACAAGTGGAACGAGTGGAAGTAGTGGAGTTGATGGAACATCAGGTATCGATGGAACAAACGGAACTGCAGGAACGAGTGGAGTAGATGGAACGAGTGGTAGTTCTGGCACATCAGGTGTAGATGGTACTTCTGGCTCAAGTGGTACTTCAGGTGTAGACGGCACATCGGGTTCATCAGGAACATCTGGTGCTGATGGTACAAGTGGTATCGATGGTACTAATGGTACTGCAGGTACAAGTGGAGTTGACGGAACAAGTGGAAGTAGTGGTACATCGGGTATTGACGGAACGAGTGGTTCTTCGGGCACGAGTGGTGTTGATGGTTCAAGTGGGACAAGTGGACAAGATGGAACTTCAGGAGTAGATGGTTCGAGTGGAAGTAGTGGTACGAGTGGTACAAGTGGTATCGATGGTACTGCAACATTCCCTTATACTGGTTCTGCAATCTTTAGTGGAAGTGTAATCGTAACAGGTTCAATTTATTCTGATTCAGAAGCATTCCTAACTGCATCATGGGCTTATTCAGCTAGTTACGCAGAATTATCAGAAAATGCAACTGAATTATTTGTATCGGCTAGAAATGTTAGTGGTGATACTATACCTAAAGGTAAAGTAGTACATGCTAATGGAGTAACTGGAGAAAATCCAAATATAGTAACCGCATCTTATGATTCTTCAACTCAAATGCCAGCAATTGGTCTTACACAAACTCCTATTAACGCAAGTGCAGTAGGAGATATAATCTTAACTGGTACAATAAAGGGAATCGATACATCTACCTTAACAGCAGGAGCTAACGTATATGTAGGGTTAAATGGAGCTCTTACTTCAACTAAACCAACTGGTAGTGGTAACTTTATACAAAACATTGGTATTGCAACTAAAATAGATGCAATTGATGGAGAGTTAATTGTATTAGGTAGTGGTAGAAGTAACGATTTACCAAACATCGCTGAAGGTAGTATTTGGGTAGGTGATTCTAATGCAGTTCCTACTGCAGTTACTACTTCTTCATTGAGTGTGGCAAGTGCAGTATCTTCATCTTACTCAACTACTGCCTCATACGCATTGACAACAGATGTTAGTGGATTCCCATTCACGGGTTCAGCACAAATTACAGGTTCACTTGGTGTAACTGGTTCAATCCAAGTACAAGCATTAGGAAGTACGGGTTCAGTAGTTACTACATTAACTGACTCTTATACGGGTACACCTGAAGCAAATAAAGTTGTAACACTTTCACAATCTGAATACGATGGTATTGCAACACCTGATGACAATACTCTTTACATTATTAGTGGTTCGTTTATCACAGGTTCACAAGGACCACAAGGTGATGCTGGTACAAGTGGTACGAGTGGAACAAGTGGAGTTAATGGAACAAGTGGAGTTGATGGTGCCGATGGTACATCAGGTGTAAACGGAACGAGTGGAGTAAATGGTACTTCGGGTGTAGATGGAGCAGATGGAACAAGTGGTGTCAATGGTACAAGTGGAACATCAGGAGTTAATGGAGACAATGGAACATCAGGTACTTCAGGAGTAAATGGAGATAACGGTACGAGTGGAACGAGTGGTGTCAATGGTACGAGTGGAACGAGTGGTGTCAATGGTGCTGCAGGGGATAATGGTACATCGGGTACAAGTGGACTAACGGGTACATCAGGTACAAGTGGTGTTAGTGCCGATGCATTCCCATTCACAGGTTCTGCACAAATTACTGGTTCTTTAGGAGTAACTGGTTCTGCATTTAGTGAAATAGGAATAGATGTAATTGGAAGTATTACTGCTGATAGAATATACAATAGAGAATCAATCAATACCAATTCCCAATCAACTTTTTATGGTTGGCAGGCAGGATTAAATGATGCATCATCTGGTTCTACTGCAATTGGATTTGGTGCAATGGGATTATCATCTGCTGCTAATACTGGTGGAAATAATACTGCATTAGGAGATTATGCTGTTAGAAATATTAATGGTGGTAGTAGTAATACTGGTATAGGTGCTAATTCATTACAATATGTAGATATTGGTATTAGAAATACGGGAGTTGGACAAAGTGCACTAGCAGGAAACTATTTAACTTCATCAGTTGCATTTAATAACAATACTGCTATCGGTAGTTGGGCAGGTAGAAACCATACTGATAACAGTGGAACATATCACTTAACAAAAGCAGAAGGTTCAATCTTTATTGGTGCAGGTTCTCATGCAAAAGAAAATGATTCATACGAAGAAATCGTAATTGGTAGTGGTTCAAGAGGACATGGAGACTACACAGTAACAATAGGTAACTATCAAACATCAGGAAGTTATCATCATGGTAAATTACACATCTTAACGGGTAGTGTTGATGGTGGTATCGATGTAGATGGACCAGTAAATGGAAATGTAGTAAATATTGCAAGTGCTGCAACAATTAATATAGATTTAAGTAAAGGTACATTCTTTACTTCATCAATTGCAGGAACAACAACCGTAAACTTTACAAATATTACACCTGGTGTAACTGCAAACATCGAATTAGATACAAGTGGAACACCAGTATGTAACTTTGGTGCAATGGTTAAAGAACCTGCAGGTTCAGAGTATACTGCTTCTGCTGCAGGAAATATAGATATACTATCTGCAGTATCATTCGATGGAACAACAGTATATGTAGTATCAAGTAACGAAATGAAATAAGATATGCCATTATTTACACCAACAATGTTTTATAGACCGAGAGTTGTAGGACCAGTTTTACCAAACATTGACCAAACAAACTTATTAAGATGGTATGATGCAGATTTTGGTGCATCCTCATCTACTTGGGTAGACCAAACAGGTAATGATGATGCAACAGTTAGTGGTCCAACTTATACAACAGGTGGTGGTGGATTCTACTATTATGACTTTCCTGGTGGTAGTGGTAATGAAATAGGTAACGCTGCAACCTCTACATTGTCTTTATCTACAATGAGTATACAAATGTGGGTTAGACACGCTACAACAACGAATTCTAACTTTGCAGTTGTATCACAAAGAAGTGTTGTTGGTACTGCTGGTGTAAGATATTCAATGCACTTAAATCCAAGTAATAATAGAGTTGGTATTTATAATGGTAGTGGATTTACTGCTAATGTTATTACTACTCAAAATTCAAATACTTGGTATTTCTTTGAATTTTTAATGTCTACTACACAAGTTGTTGTTTATAAAAACAATGTATCAGTTGGTACAATTACAAGAGGTATAAACACAGGTGCAGGTGATGAGGCATTAGGTATTGGTACACCTAACTATGGATATACAACATATAGTGGTGAGTTTTGGAATGGAGATATTGCAATGTGTTTAATTTATAGTGGTAACACAAGACCAACGGGTAATTGGGATGCAACTAAATCAAGATTTGGATATTAATGGAAAAATATATATTAGTAGATAGTAGTAATGTAGTAGTCGGTATCGTAGAAGGAACTTCGGTATTTGACTTATTAGATAGTGGTATAGAATTTTATGCATCATATCCACTAATTGATTCAGAACCTAACATCGGAGATGTTTATAATCCATAAGATATGGCACAAACACAAAAAATATATTTAGGAAGTCACCTAATTGGTGATGTACGATATGGTAGTCATAAAATCATAACAAGATATGCAGATGAGGGAGCAAGAGTTATTGATTCATCTACTGTATTATTCTTAGATTCTACTGATAGTAATTCTTATGGTGGTAGTGGAAATACTTGGTATGACTTATCACCAAGTGGAAATAATGTAGTTGGTGATGCAATTACTAACTATTGGAATTCTGCAAACTCAACTTTCCAATTTCCTGGCAGTAGTACTACCGATGATACGGCTTCGGCAACTGCTAATTCATCCTTTGATATATTTGATGGAGATTTTACAATACAATTTGTACAAACTATTGATGATGCAAATAGTAGTGCACAACTAAACCTAACTGCACCATTTGGTTTAAGTTATTTTAATAGTAATCCTGGTTGGGGTATGTTAATCAATAGAGATAGTGGTGATGCAAATTATAAAAAATTATTCTTCTATCTAAATAACTCAGTAGTAGTATCTACTTCTACAATATTTACTAATTTACAAGATTTCTTTGTAATTCAAATTGTTAGAAGTGGTAGTGATATTACAATATACTCTGATTTAACTTCGGTAGGTACGGGTACAAGTTCTGCAAATGCTAATAACAACCTTGATTTAATAGTTGGTAAGGCAGGAGCAACTGCTTATCCAACAGATGGTAAATTGGCAAATCTTGCACTATATGATAGAGCATTAGATAGTGCAGAAAGACAAAAAAACTATGACTACTTTGCAAGTCAGTTAGGGTTTTGATAAAAAATAAAAATTAATTGTTAAAATAAAAAACTTAATATTATGAGTGGTAAAATACAAAATCAACAATCATACATCGAGAATGGTCAGTTTTCAGGCGGAGTATCTGTTTCTCCTGTTTCTGGTTCTACATTCGATGGATATAATGGAGATAATCCTCAGTTCGGATTTGTTGCTGGTGGATTATATGTTGGAGAAGTTGGAACATTGACTCTTAAAACAGTCGATAATTCAGTATTGTCTTTCACATCTGCATCAGGATTTATTCCTGGTCTTGTGGCAGCAGTATCATCTTCATCAACTGCAACTGATATACTTGCATTAAGATAAACCTATGATTAACTTAAATGTTAATAGAATCGAGGCAATTAGACCTACCATCGAAAGAGGTACAGGTCTAATTGAGTTTCCTGTCCAAGTACTTGCAATTGGAGGTGGTGGAAAAGGAGCCGGAAGTACCTATCCTGGTGGTGGAGGTGGTGGAGGATTTATCTCTGCATCTTGGTTTTTACCACCCGTAACTACTTTTGATATTCAAATAGGTAGTGGTTCTCAAGATACTATTATGTCTTACGCATCAGATTCTTCTGTTGTATTCAATGCAAAGGCCGGTGGTGACGCAGGTCAGGCAGAAGGTGAAAATGGAGGTTCTGGTGGTGCTGGTGGAAATGCAAGTGGTGGTTTTACTGACCCTTGTATTATTCCATTTAGAGCAGAATTAGGATTTATCACTGCATCATTAAATGGTAATGACTACACAACAGGTTCAGTTGGAGGTAACTCTACTGCAGTTGTTGGTGGTGGTGCCGGTGGTGGTGGTCTTAGACAAGAAGGATTTGATAGAAACCCTCCTTTTGATGGAAGTGGTGGTGAAGGTATTGCATTCAAACACACCTTTGTACAAGGATTGGTTGCAGGTTTAACTGATGAAACTCAATTATCATCAGGTGGTGATGGTGTTGCAACTCCTGCAGGTGCAGCAACTCCTAAACTTGCAAATTCTGGTCAAGGTGGTGATGGTGGTTCATCTAATACCGATGGTGGTAGTGGACTATTCGCAGTCACTTATG